CCAACAGGATCGACAGGCGTCGAAGGGCCAACGGGGGCAACGGGCGTTGAAGGCGCAACGGGCCCCTCTGGAGCCGAGGGCCCAACAGGATCGACAGGCGTCGAAGGGCCAAGTGGCGCGACAGGCCCTTCGGGAGCCGAGGGCCCAACCGGAGCAACGGGCGTGCAAGGTCCAACTGGAGCCACGGGCCCGGGGGCAGCGGGGATTGGCGTGTTGACCGAGTTTACCGGCAGCGGGGCAACACAGTTTTCGCCACTGAACGGCTACCTTGGAGACGACGCCGCATCGTACTTGGTGACAATTGACGGCACCATCCAGCACCCGGGCGCTGTCGACGGCGCCTACATAGTTAATGCAGCCAACGGCGGGACAATTACGTTTCCAAGCGCGCCAGCGGTCGGGGCGTTGATCACGGTGCGTGTGGTGCGCGGGCAAATAGGAGCGACGGGCCCGAGCGGAGCCGCTGGGGCTCAAGGCCCGTCGGGTGAGGCCTCGACAGTGCCCGGGGCGACCGGGGCTACCGGCCCCTCGGGTGTCCCCGGAGAGGCGGGCCCCTCGGGTGTCCCCGGAGAAGTGGGCCCGTCGGGGCTCCAGGGAGAAGTGGGCCCTTCGGGCGCAACGGGGCCGGGTTTAACGACAACCAGTATTGCTGCGGGGACTTACGGCAGCCCGAGCGCAGTGGGCGCTTTTACTGTCAACCAGTTTGGCCAACTGACCGGAGCGACAAGCTCCATTATTGCAATCACGACAGCACAAATTAGTGGCCTTGCGGCGTCCGCGATAACGGACACCACCAACGCAAGCAACATCATTTCGGGCACGCTTGCGACCGCCCAACTGCCCGCGAGCGGCGTGACTCCGGGGACTTTCGGCTCCAGCGCGGCAATTCCGGTGCTGACCGTGGATGCCCTTGGGCGCATCACTTCCGCCAACACGGCAGGCGTTTCCGGCGGCGCTCAAAGTGTCAAAGCGTTTATAAATTTTAACGGAACCGGCACGCCCGCAATTCGGACGAGCCTAAACGTGTCGTCCATCACGGATTTTGGGGTAGGAAATTTCGGCTTTACTTTTACTTCGCCGCTAGCGTCTGCAAATTATGTCGTCGCGGGGAATGCAAGCGTAACGACAACAAACGGCTTAGGAGTTGTGACCTTGTTTTTTAACTCTCTGGGAAACACAAGAGTCGCTCCATCGGCAAGCGATTTTCGCATTTACATTTCGAACGTCGTCAGCGCAGCAACCGATCCGCAAGATATCTGCCTAACTGTTTGTCAGTGATATGAATAAGAAAATCATCTACCCAACTCAGGATGGCGGCGTTGCGGTCGTCACTCCGATTTTAGAATGCGGGCTGACGGCAGAAGAAATTGCAGCAAAAGACGTTCCGGGGGGCGTCCCGTTTAAAATTGTGGACGCATCTGAGATTCCAACAGACCGCACATTCCGCAACGCGTGGGAGTTTCAGCCATGAGCATTCTAGTTAACCTCGAAAAAGCAAAGGGCATCGGGCACGGCCTGCGGCGAGAAGCTCGTGCAAAAGAGTTTGCGCCCTACGATGAAATTGTCTCCAAACAAATTCCCGGAAACTCGGTCGCGGACGCTGAAGCGGCGAGGCAGGCAATTCGAGACAAATATGCAGCCATGCAGTCACAAATTGATGCTGCATTGACCCCTGACGAAATTAAGCAAGCGCTTGGCATTTAATTATGGCACAACAACTTACACAAGTCGGGAGCGACCTGATGAAATCGACCGGGGTGACCCCGGGAACGTACGGATCGAGCGCGCAAATCCCGGCGCTTACCATTGACGCAGCCGGGCGCATTACCGCAGCAACAAACGTTGCAGGCGGGGGCGGAAGCGCGACCCCGACCAACGTGCAAATTTTTACGTCGAGCGGAACATGGACAAAGCCTGTGGGGGCCAAGTCGGTTCAGGTGACTGTTGTGGGAGCTGGTGGCGGAGGTGCATCTGGCCGAAAGACAGCTTCCGGGCAAAGTGGAGCCGGAGGTGGTGCAGGCGCCGCTGGTGGCTTTGCTATGCGAACGATTGATGCCTCGCTGTTGGGAGCAAGCGAAACGGTGACGATTGGCGCGATTGGTCTTGGCGGGGCGTCGGTAACCACAAACTCCACCAATGGAAATGCGGGAACTGCCGGTGGGATGACGAGTTTCAACAACTTGGTGTTTGCTGCTGGAGGAGCGGCTGCTGGCATTGCAACTACTGCGTCTGGTCCTGCTGGTACAAATACGACTCAAAGAGCCATGTTTGTTGGCTCGAACGGCGGCGGCGGCAACAATACCGGGGTTGGAGCATCCGGAGTTTCTTCGTTCAACGCCCCTTCTGGAGGAGGGGCTGGAGGTGCAGTTCCAACCACTCCTGCGGCGTCTCTTGGGGCTCCTTCTGGAGTTGCCTATGGATCGTTTCAAACGGGCGGAAATGCAGCAGGCGGGACGGCGGGAGGCGCGGGAGGTGCAGGAGCAAGTGTGGATGCGAACTTTCCTTGTGGCGGATCTGGAGGTGGAGGTGGAGGCTCTTCGATTACGGGCAATGCTGGAGCCGGTGGAGCCGGTGGAAGCTATGGTGGTGGTGGAGGAGGCGGAGGCGCAGGCTTCGACAATACTGGCAATTCTGGAGCCGGAGGCAATGGCGGTCCAGCCATCGTTGTGGTAACAACCTACTTCTAACATGACATACGCAATTGTAAGCGACGCCTCAAAGGTGGTCGAAAACATCATCGTTTGGGATGGAGTCAGCCCGTGGACTCCTCCTCCTGGAACTACAGCCGTGAATGTGGATGGCATTCCGTGCGACATTGGTTGGATCCAGCAACCCGACGGCAGCTTTGCTCCACCTGACAACCAATGAAAGAACTTCTCGAGGTCGCACACGGCCAACCGTTTACGGTGGTGATGCTGCTTGTCGCAATCTGGTGGATGAATCGCACCAACACGGATCTCATCGGCAGGCTGCACGCCGAGCGAGCGGAGCGGTTGGATCGCTTGGAGACTGCAATCTCTGAATGTGAGCGTGATCGGAAAGAACTCTGGCAGAAAATCTTGCAACACACGGAAAGCGGCAAATGAACTACATACTGGAACGACTCAAAGAACCGTCTACGTGGCGCGGGTTGCTGGCGCTTGCGACTGCGTTGGGCGTCAAACTGCACCCGGAAATGCAGGAGGCCATTTTGACCGCGGGCCTTGCGCTCATCGGGATGGTGAACGTTTTCCGAAAGGAAAAGTGATCCTCAGCTTTCTCCGGATCCTTGAACACTGGCTCTCTATTAAATCGATTCGCGCACGCTGGGAGCTGGAGCGCGACATCGAGCGTTATATACAAAATTGCGAGGAAGAGATTCGGAGGCTGCGCGCTAGTGGCGACAACGTCGCTGCTGACCGTGTACGCCACCAGTTGCTGCGGTCCTCGGGTATCGCCCTCCCGCGACAACCAGATTTTGCGACTTCAACCAGGGCAGACGCACCGAGCGGAGACTATTGAGGTATGGCACTCGGCGGCGCGATATGCGGCGCTCGAGCAGGAGTTGATCAACTGCGCTGCGGCGCTCAAACAACGCGACAACAAATGACGCTTTCCGAAGCAGGCCTAGAGCTGGTCTTGAAACACGAAGTCGGCGGCGGGCAACGCTACTACGACAAATTTTTATCGCGTCCAACGGTGCCCGGTTTTGAAAGCGGCGTGACGATTGGCGTAGGGTTCGACGTAGGCTACGTCAATGCGGCGGAGTTTTCTGGAGCTTGGGGGCACCTAGTGCACGCGGAGCGATTGCGGGCTGCAATCGGCCTCAAAGGCGCGCAGGCGCGGAAAATCTGCGCGCAGCTCGAGGACATCGTGGTGCCGTGGTCGGCGGCGCTGCAGGTATTTCTCGACCACACGTGCCCGACTCACTGGGTCCGCACGCTGCGCGTCTACCCGCAGAGCATTAACCTTTCGGAGGACTGCGCTGCGGCGCTGTTTAGCCTGGTGTTTAATCGCGGCACATCGTTGACCGGTGAGCGGCGCGCGGAAATGCGAGGCATCAAAGACGCGCTTTCGACGGGGCACCGGGACGCCGTGCCCGGGCTGATTCGGGCGATGAAACGGCTCTGGCCCGAAAAAAGCGGGCTTGTACGGCGGCGGGAGGATGAGGCGCGGCTTTTTGAGCACGGACTGAAAAACGGTTGACTTTTTGGCCGCGAGCCAGATTTTGCACCTGGTTGTTGTCATAGCGCGCCCGGGGGGGTGAGTCCCCTCCGGGCGTAGTGACAAACCGCGAAATCATGAGATTCCATTGCCCCGGCCTGCCGCACACCGTTACTTCCCCCGAGTACAACGCCTGCGCGTTTACGCAAAAGGTCCTCAAGCTGTGCAAAGGGCTCCACCACGCGGGGCACCACGTCACGCACTATGGGCATGAGGAGTCGCAGGTTGAGTGCACTGAGCACGTGACGGTGAGCACCAACGCAAACCTGCAGGAGGCGTACGGGTCGTACGATTGGCGCCGCGAGTTTTTCCGGCACAACACGGGCGACGCGGCTTACCGAAATTTTATGGGGCGCGCGTTGCCAGCGATTGCGCAGCGTAAACGTCCCGGGGACTTTTTACTGATCCCGTTTGGCTGGGGGCACGCTGCGCTGTGCGACGCAAACCAGGACATCCACGTGGTGGAGTCCGGCATTGGGTACCCGTGGGTTTTGCCGCGCGAAAAAGCGCGGTGGAAAGTGTTTGAGTCCTACGCGGTCCGGAATGCCGTACACGGCCGCGAGCGCGTCGAGCGGGCAAACAATGACGATTACGAGGTTGTCATCCCGAATTATTTTGAGCCGGAAGATTTTGGCCCGCTTTCCGTCGGGCAAGGGTATATCCTTTACCTCGGCCGCATCACGCGCGCAAAAGGCGTGCACATCGTCGCCGAGGCGTGCGCGCGGGCGGGGCGCAAACTGATCATTGCCGGGCAGGGCGACCTTGCAAAAGAGTACTCTGGCCCGACCGATCACATAACGCTGCACGGTTACGCAGACATGCAGCAGCGGCGCGATTTAATGCGGCGCGCGGATTGCCTTATGATCCCGAGCCAGTACATCGAGCCTTTTGGCGGCGTGGCCGTGGAGGCCATGATGAGCGGGACGCCGGTTATCACGAGCGACACCGGGGCGTTTACCGAGTGGGTGGTGCAAGGCCGCAATGGCTACCGCTGCCGCACGATGGGACAGTACGAGTGGGCGCTCAATAATGTCGGCCTGCTAGACCGCTACGCGATTCGAAATTTTGCCCGGGACAATTTTTCTTTGTCCGTGGTTGTGCCGCAGTTCCTTGAATTTTTTCGCATGGTTGAGGACGTGCGCACCGGCGCCGGTTGGTATTCAGAACACCGCGAGTCGGCGATACAAATAGGGGCGCTGGATTTTTCGGCGTTGTATGTCGATTGACGGCTCATATCGCTGGGACCCCGGCACGCTCGACAGCCCTGCGGAAGAGCTGGCGGAGGAACTCGGCCTAACGGTGGAGCAGGCGGAGCGGGTGTTAGCCTGGCACGCGTCACAATCGCGCGCGGCGGTGTATTCCGCGGGATCAACTGAAATGTTGGCGGTGATTCGGCTTTTTTGGAGGTACGGGCAGAACTCGCGGATGCTGGCTCTTGCGTTGGCTTTTGCCGCGGGTCTTGACCGTCAGTTGCCGTTCCGGTCAATGCGCGAGGCTGCTGCATCAAGCGGCTACACGGTGGCGCAGTTGTCCAAGCTAGTGCGCACCGTGCAGGATTCCCTCGGTCTTCCGCGGACGTGCCACAATAAGAGCGACGAGGCTACCGCGGCGTTTTCGCGCGTTCAAAAAGAACGCCATTTTCGCAAAAGGAAATTTCGAATCAAATGAACCTAAATGCCCTCCAAGCCCAGAGCCTTCATCTTGAAAATATCCAAACTGAGGCCGACGCCGTCGCCCTTCTTGGCGTGCTTGATTGGGCTCGCAACGACGTTCTTTTTGGTCTCGGTGATTGGATGGTGGCATGCGCGGAAAGGTTTGGAAAAGAGTGGGTAAACAATCAGCTAGAGCTGGCGACGTGGTCGTTTGAAGAGGCATCAAGGGCGTACGAGGTCGCCAGCAAGATTCCGCGCGCAAAGCGTCACCGGGGACTGAGCTTTGCCCATCACGCGGTCGCTGCACGCAGCGAACAGCCTGAACTGGCGCTTGAATGGGCTCTTGAGCAGGGCCTAAGCGCGGCCGAGTTAGCGCACACCGTGCGGACAAAGGTTCAGCTCACAAAAGCCGAAATCACCGCTCAACGCTCAACAGCGTCGTTTGTGTCGCCGTCGTTAATCGCCGAACGGTTTTCGCAATGGCTCAAAAAGACTCCACGCGACGCGTGGACGCGGGAGGATAAGGAAACAATTTTCCGAGACTTGGAACCGCTTTTTTCGTTTTTACGCGAAATTGAAACTGACCTAGGCGTAGGCAATTAAGTTCCCGGGTTCCGCGCTGCGGCGGACTAGGCGCCCATGCTCGGTGTAAAGTGTCACCGGCGGCAAAAGCCGCGCTTGCGACTGCACCGAGCCAGGTATTTCGGTGGGCAGGCTGGTTTTGGGTAAACGGTCAAACGACTCCACCACCGCCCGGACCAACGGGCGAAGGGTGGAATGTTGGGCAACTTGGTGAACGGATGCAATCGGCTGGACGGAAATCATGCACAACCGTCACGAACCCGGCGCGCGGCGTCAATCGCATTTGCCCGCCGAATCCATTTTCGGAGGGTCTCCCGGGAAACGCCAAAACGCTGCACTAAGTCAGCATACAGGACCCCGCGGGCCCGCATGTCTGCCGCCTGCCGTTGAAACTTCAGGAGAAGCCCGGCTTGGTAGGCCAGGCTGCTGCGGTGGGGTGCTTTGCTCATTCAACTCCCGAGGATTGCTCGGTAGTTGGCTGCTCCCACTTCCCGAGCGCCCGCAGAAACGCCTCTGCGCGCTGGCGAGCGACGGCGCAAAAATAAACGGTGTCATCTGACATTTCCGCGCCCGTCACTTGGGCGAGCTTGTTTGAATAAACCGTTGCATAGTAAGGAAAAATGGTCTTTTCCGCTTCATGTATCGCGTTGAGGTCGTTGCAGTATCGGGGCGCATGACTAGGCCAAAGGTTGCCTTCCATATCGCAATCAAGCACGTTTCCCTTCCACCCGCACGCCTCCGCAATCGCGGCGTTAATTTGTTCGTCAGTCATTTAGACGCCCCGTATTCTTTCGCACTTTTTTCCGCCGACAAATCGTAAATAATCTGCTCAAGTTCAGCAATGCGCTTCTGTGCTTCCGCCAGTTGAGCGCCTAACGTCTGCGGCGCACGCGCAGGGACGGCAAGGCCGAACGCTAAACACAATTCCGTGTAAGTTTTTTTACCCATTTGCCATGTATTCACGGTGTTGGGCTTAATTAGCCAGCGCACCAACTCTTCGCGAGTTTTGTGCTGCGCCGCAAACCTAGCCGCCCGAAAGCTGAGAGGCGGGTTAATAACAGCGCCCAAGTCGAGGGCAACTTTTTGGCGCCAGGCAAGCCTATCTTTTGTCTGGTGGTGGAGTGTTTCCATTTTGGATTTGAAATTTTTCTGAAGTTAGCTTGTAACGCTGCGCCGCCGCGCGGGCTTCCTCTGCGGTGGCAAATTGAGTCGCTGCGCTTTTGTCTGCGGGCCCGAGGTACACGTCTCGCCCGGACGGCTCAACCAAGAGCCAGCACCCGGTCTCACGGTGCCGGATTCGGAGCATTTGGTTTTTTGCGGCGGTTCTTTGTCGCGTACCACATTGACTGGCGCATGCCCGTTGCTTCTAGCCCGCGGCGCGCCTCCCACGCGCGCAGCGCAACGAGCATGTCGCCGACCTTCTCGGGGTAGTTGGCGCCCGCAGTGTCTATGTCCATCGGCTGGTTAAGGTGCGCACCAAGCGTGCGCTGCGCGTCACGCCTCCCCACGGTGAGCCTCCTCTCTGGCTTTAGCGCGCGCTAAAAACTCATGGTTGACTCCGGCGCGTCCGGCTTGGAGTTCTTGGCGAAGGCGCTGCAACTCCTGCACGGTGTCCCGCAGCGCGGTTTTTAGCGCCTCGGTTTCCCGGTGCAGGCGGTCAATGAGGGTGTCAATGTTCATTTTTTTGTTCGTCGCATTTTGGGCAAAATGGGTCTAACTCACCATCCCACTCCATGTCAGCTGCGCAGTGCGGACAAAGTGGGAGCTCGGGAAGCTCTGGCTCACTTGTGAGCCAGTTGTCGTACCAGCGGGGAAGAGTCATTTTTTTTCGATTTGCAGGGCTGCGGCGTAGCACATTCCAAGGCTGAGGATTCCGAGGCCCGCAAAAATTGCGGCCTCCCATTGCCCGGCAAACCACCGGGCCCCGAAAGCGTCAAAATACGCCAAAGCTCCCGACGCGGCAAAGATTTGTGAACGGTTCATTTTTTGAAACGGTTAGCGGCCGACTTGCGCAGCGGTAAAGGTACGGCGTTCCGACCAGAGCGGCAGGCCATTTTTGCCGGTGGCGGTGATTGTGGCGGTGTACATGCCGTCTTTACGGCGGCGAATGTTGCCAAGCGTGCCGGTGCCGTTGCGGCCGATGCGGTAAGGTGCGGGGATTGTGGTCATGTTGTTGTTGGTTGGTTGTTTGTTAAAACTAACTGTTGGCACCGAAACAGGTGCTCGGAAGTTCTATGCCTTCTTCACCGTCTTCAAAAATAAGCTCTAGGCCGTTGCTTGCCACGGCGAGAACAACGGCTCGATGCAATTTGCCGTCGTCGTCGCAGTGGGTAACCATTTGCCCCGCCGTGAAGGTTTCATTTTCGTTGTGGTAGTTTAGTGTTGTCATGTTGTTGGTTGGTTGGTTGCTGCTAACGACAACAACTCTAGCCAACGCTTGCGCAAATGCAAGCGGTTTGTGTAAATTTTTTTTGCGTTGTAAAATGCGGATTGCCAGCGTTTTGCAAAAGCGGCGCGCCCCGAGCGCAAAAAATTCTCGGGGCGCGCGCATTTTTTACGGCCAGGCGTTATGTGTCGAGTTCTTGAATTTTGATCCACAGCAAAAGTTTCTTCCGAATTCGTCGAACGCACTTTTTTTCAATCTGTTGCGCTGTCAAAACACAGATTTTTGCCCGCTTTGAAACCGTTTTTAAGGTTTCTGGAACACCCGTGACAAATCCGTAGCGTGTTTTTAGTACCAGCTGGGATCTTTCCGGTAACTCGCCGAGGACTTCATGGATTTTTTCACAGAGATCATCCGTGAGCGTGATCGGTTTAAATTTTTTTAACAAATCAGGATCACGACATTCTGTGATTCGACCGCTTCTGTTCATTTTGCGCGCATTTTTTTACAGCCAGTCGTCGGCGGCTGGCTCTGCCACTGGAGCCGCGGGCGCAGCCTCAACAACGGCAACGGGTTCCGCGGCAACCTCGGCGGCCTGCACGGGTTTTGCTTTGGCAAGCCGTTTATTCACATCCGCCGCGCGGTCAACGCGTTCCGGATGCCCGTGCACGTCCTCGACCTCGTCCGCGGCGTGCATGCCCGACAACACGTCAGGGGCGTACAGGCGCCCGAAAAACGCCGCAGCGCGGTACCTCAACATTAACTCCGGCATCGTTTTCCATTTGGATCCGTTTTTTGTCGACCAGCCCTCGGCCTTAGCCATCGCGATGGACGCCGGGGGGCCCTCGAGTTCCTCCCCGGTCGATCGATCGTATGCCCACGCGCGGCAGCTTGCGGCTTCACCTTCGCCCTCGATGCGGAACCGAATCGGGGAGAACCGCCCGCACGAATTGAGCGCCGCGATAATGAACGACGACGACCAGGAGGGGCGCCCGTGGATGATGTGTAGGTTCTGCATCACCGCCAGCGGGCTCGCGCCGATTCGCTGGCTCATTTCAAGCGCGATGAGCGCGTTCCCGATTTTTTCAGCGCCACGGTATTGCTCTGGAACGAGGTCCGAGCTGCAGAGGGCTTTTGCCATGCGTTGGGCGGCCTCAAATCCGGCGACCCCGGAAAACGCGGTAAGCTGGGTGTTGTTGTTAGTGGGTGTTGTTGTTGTTGCGAGTTCCATGTTGGTGAATGGTTAGATTTTGGCAAATGCGGGGATAGTCAGCGGTTGGGCATCAGTCGGAAAACCGGGCCATGACCCGGAATCAAGGCACGACTTATAAGTCTCCAAGTCCGCTTTGTAAGCAGCGCGGCCTGCGTCAACAAATTCGTCGGTAGCGACAAACACCTGGACAAGATAAGGAGGCTCTTTTTCGACGGCGATGAAAACAAACGACTCTGCCGGGTGTTGCAGCGTCCGCAGCGCGTCGAGGTAAAACGCAGCTTGCACGTGATATCGGAATTTCCACGCGTCGCGTTGAAACGCATCGGCGCTGGCGTTTGTCGTGGTCTTGAGGTCCACCACAAGCGCGTCTGTCGTTACCTGATCGGGCCGCGCGCGGCACCGAACGCCGGTGTCGGTGTCAGTCCAGTATAGCGACATCTCCGCGGTGGAGGGGTGCCCCGCGGCAAGGATGCGGCCTGCAGTTGGGTGGGCGTGCACCGCGTCGGCAATGAGTTGCAGTTCCCTGTGCTCGTCTTCCGTTACAGGCTCACGTCCGCACGCTTCGAGAATAAACGCCTCCCACGCTTCTTTTCCGGCTTTTGTGCGACGGTCAATTCCTGCAGGCGTGATTGCGGTTTCCCGCGCCACGTTTTCTGGCTCAAGAGTATACAGGTGGACCAGCATGCCCCAACGCTGCGCCGGGGTGCGGGTTTCCGGGGGCGCAGTCAGGCGGGCGTGGTACACGGCCGGAGCGCGGCGGATGAGGTCCAGCCCGTGTTTGCTAACACGGGTCTTGTCCGCGTGATATTCAGCCGCGGGTAGGTTTTCGACGATTTTGTTTTCGGTTGTTGATGTCATATTTTTTTGCCCGGTTTTGGGCGTTGGCATTTCAATCTGGGCTTGCAGCGTTGCAAGCAATTTTTTATCGTAGAGCATGAGCTTGACCAGTTCGACCGCGATTCTTGCAGCTTTAGACGCTCAAAGAAAGGCACTTCCGATAAGTCGGAAAAAATGGCTGCGGGCTGCACGTGTCGCGGAGTCAACGTTCTACCGGTGGCAAAACGGGCAGACCGAGCCGACTTTTCGCACGCTGCAACGACTCGAACGTGCGCTGGTGAAATGACGCTGCGGCCGTACCAGGAGGAGGCCATTGGCGCAGTCCGTGCGGCGTTTGCTGCGGGGCGGCGCGCGCCGTTGTTGGTCGCCCCTACGGGGGCCGGGAAGACCGTCATGTTTTGCTACATAACGCAGGGAGCAAAAGCGAAGGGCCGCCGAGTGATGATTCTGGCGCACCGGGCCGAGCTTCTTGACCAAACGTCACGCGCGTTGATGGGACTGGGAATCTCGCACGGCATGATCGCCGCTGGACGCACGGCAGACCGCACCGAAGCCGTGCAGGTCGCCGGGGTGCAGACGCTGGTGCGGCGTCTGGGCAATACGTCACCGCCGGACTTGCTTGTGATTGATGAGGCCCACCACGCTGCGGCCGGAAGCTGGCGCGCGATCGTGCAGGCGTTTCCAGCGGCAAAGATTCTCGGCGTGACAGCGACGCCAGAGCGCCTCGATGGGAAAGGGCTGGGGGACGTATTCGACGATTTGATCCGCGGGCCGGAAGTGGCGGATTTAATTACCGCGGGTTTTTTGTCGCGGCCCGTGTACTACGCCCCAACAACGGCGAGCCTCGACGGCGTGCGCACGACCGCGGGCGATTACAACAAGGCGGACATCGAGCAGGCCGTGAACCGGCCGACCATCACGGGAGACGCAGTGACGCACTACCGGCGTTTGTGCGCAGGTGTGCCGGCAATTGCCTTTTGCACTTCGATCGCGCACGCGGAGAACGTTGCGGCTAATTTCCGCGAGGCGGGCTTTCGGTGGGGCGTGATCGACGGCACGATGACCCCGGAAGACCGGCGGCAGGCTGTCGCTGACCTTGGCACCGGCGCGCTGCACGGCTTGTCCTCGTGTGAGATTGTCAGCGAGGGGTTTGATTTGCCATGCGTCACAGCGGCAATTTTACTGCGGCCGACAAAATCGCTGGCGTTATACCTGCAGCAGGTCGGGCGCGTGCTCAGGCCGCATCCTGGCAAACAAAACGCAGTCATCCTCGACCACGTGGGCAACGTGATCCGCCACGGGTTGGCGGAGGAGGTGCGGGAATGGTCTCTCGATGGCGACGAAGAGCGGCGGAAAAAACGCAAAGCGGATGACGGCATGAAAAACCGGCAGTGCCCGTCATGTTATGCGGTCCACGCGCCCGGGCCCGTTTGCCCGTTGTGCGGGCATGAGTACGAGGTCAAGGGCCGCCAGGTGGTGGAAGTCGCCGGCGAGCTTGAGCAACTCAACGCCGAGCGGTTGGCTGCGATAACAAAAAGGCAGGGGCAGGGCAACGCGCGCACGCTCGGTGAGCTGGTCGCGCTCGGCCGAGCGAGGGGGTATAAAAACCCGGCCGCGTGGGCGAGTCACATCATCACCGCGCGGCGCAAACGGGGGGTGCCCGCATGAGCGAAAAACTTTTGCAGTCGCAAATCATGCGCGAGCTTGGCAGTCGGCCGGACGTGCGCATTTTTCGCAACCAGGTGGGCACGTATCGGCTTGAGGACGGGCGCATGATCACCTCGGGGCTTTGCAAAGGGTCCGCGGACCTTGTCGGGTGGCAAACCGTTACCATCACGCAAGATATGGTTGGGCAGCAGGCTGCGGTTTTTCTTTCGGTGGAGGTCAAAGGCGAACGCACGCGCGTTACGCCAGAGCAAGAAAACTGGGCGGCGTTTGTTAAAAAATGCGGCGGCAAAGCTGTGATTGCCAGAAGTTTACAAGACGCGGAAAAAATCCTGTAAAAATCGCTTGCATCCTTGCAAGCGGCGGCTAGAGTGGGGCGCATGACAACCACCATCGCTTACAAACTTCCCTCCGGCCGCTCCGCAGTTATCACCGTTGCCCCAGAAAAAAATTGGGATGGCACTATCACGGCCGCCACAACAGCGACAGTTGAGGGTGTTGGCAGACCGATTTTAGGCGGCCGTACCAAGTTGGCGGGCATGCCCGCGTGGGCGGTTAGCTGCATCGGCAAGCTGCCGCTGAATGCTGAGATTGACGCGCAGGTGAGTGCCGCTGAGGCTGCCATCAATGCAGCGCATTCCGAGCACAACGCAACCGCAGTTGCGCACGTTGCCGAGTTGGCAGCAGTCAGCGCCAGCAGCGCGATGATGGAGCGTAAAATGGCATACTAATAACAACAACAACCGCCCCCGGCTAACACCGGGGGCTTTTTTTTACCCATGATCGATTTTGACCGCATCAACGCAGCGGCGCTGCCGTGTTTGTTGGAACTGTGCCAGCGGTGGCTTCCGGGCGGTGCCCGCGAAGGCGCCGAGTACAAAGCCGGGTCCCTTGCCGGGGAAAAAGGCCGCAGCCTGAGCATCAACCTGCGCACGGGCGTCTGGCGTGATTTTGCCGGGGACACGGGCGGTAGTGACCCGGTCAGCCTGCTGGCAGCCGTCCGCGGCGGGTCCATGGCAGACGCAGCGCGAGAGCTTGACCAGGAGTTAAGCGCGGGGGGCGTGCAGGCACGGCCAACACCGATCGCGCCGACAAATCGAGAGGACTGGGAGCCGATGGCGCACGCGCCGGCGGACGCCCCGACTTGTGATCGACGCCATTTTAAATTTGGCGATCCGAGTAAAGCGTGGGAGTACCGGGACGCGGCGGGTAACCTAGTCGGGTACGTGTGCCGGTTTGATGTCGAGGGGCGCAAAGAGGTGCTTCCCATCACGTGGTGCCGACACGTAAGCGGGCGCGAGGCTTGGAGGTGGAAATCGTTTCAAAAACAACGGCCGCTTTACGGGCTGCCGAGACTCGCGGCGGCGCCGGGCGCGACGGTGTTAGTGGTGGAGGGGGAAAAATGCGCAGACGCAGCGCAGGCGATTTTGCCATCTGCCGTGGTGCTGTCATGGCCCGGCGGGTGCAAGGCAGTGCGGTTTGCCGATTGGGGCGCATTACAGGAGCGCCGCGTGGTCATCTGGCCCGACGCAGACGAGCCGGGGCGGAAAGCCGGGGAGACGATTGCCGCAGCCCTCGAGGGCATCGCGAGTGCCTGCACGGTGCTTCGGGTCGAAGGGCCCGAAGGGTGGGACGTGGCGGATGCCATCGCCGAAGGGTGGGACGCCGCGCAAATTCGGGAATTTATCAGGGCGGGCGGCGCGCCCGAAAAAACTGGGGCAAAAGAATCTAATCCCCCAGAATACGACGAACCCAACGAACCGCCGGCCGACTACCTGACGGAGGAACCGATTGTCCGCGCGCCGGACCCGGAGGAACCGTTTCGGATTCTTGGCCACGCCGACGGCACCTTTTTTTACTGCCCGGCGGACACGCAGCAGGTTGTCGGGTTGCAAGCGCCCCAGCATCGAAAGCTGGAATTGCTACAGCTTGCGCCCGCACAGTACTGGGAAGCGACTTACCCGGCAAAAGACGGGGCCGATTGGTTTGCCGCGGCCAACAGCTTGATCCAACGGGCAAAGCGCGTTGATTTTGACCCGTCGCTCGTCCGCGGCCGGGGCGCATGGCTCGACGAGGGCCGGGTGGTTTTTCACGCCGGGACGCGGCTTTTGGTGGACGGGCAGGAGACAGCCCTTGATGCGCATTCAAGCAGGTGGACTTATCAAAAGGGGCGGAGGCTTGACGCGGAATTAGTGCAGCCCCTGCGTTCACCTGAGTCGGGGAAATTGCTGGAGCTTACCGGGTGTTTTCAGTTTCGGAACCCATTGGATGCAAAACTTCTTGCAGGGTGGCTTGCGTTGGCTCCTATCTGCGGGGCGCTTGAGTGGCGTCCGCACCTTTGGCTGACCGGGCCCGCGGGCACGGGCAAAACGTGGATCCTCGACAACGTGGTTCGGCCGGTTCTCGGGAACTGCGCACTGTACGTGCAGAGCGTAACGACCGAGGCCGGGATTCGGCAGCTTCTCGGGTGCGACGCATTGCCAGTGGTGTTTGACGAGGCGGAGGCCGAACGCGAGGCGGACCAGCGGAGGATGCAGGCTGTGCTGATTCTTGCCCGGCAGGCGTCCCGCGAAAGCGACGGGCGCATCGCGAAAGGCACCGCGGGCGGGCAGGCCCTCACCTGGCACGTGCGGTCGTGTTTCTTGTTTTCCAGCATCGGCATCGCCGCCACCCAACGCGCGGACCTCAGCCGTGTCACTGTGTTGGACCTAGTGCCGGAACACCAACGCAAGGTGGACCGATTTTCCGAGGCTCTCGAGTTGTGGAAACAGACCGTCCGCGCGCCGGAGTGGGCCGCAGCTTTGCGGGCGCGATCGCTAGCACTTGCGCCGGTGATCGCGGCAAACTGCGCCGTTTTTAAAAATGCAGTGTTGGATCACCTAGGCAACCAACGCGACGCCGACCAGGTGGGCGCATTGCTCGCGGGGGCGTACAGCCTTACATCCGGCGGGCGCATTACGTCAGAGGCGGCCGCGGAATGGTGCGCACGGCAGGATTGGAGCGCATTCCGAAGCGCGGACACCGAGCGCGACGAAGCGCAGTGTTTGGCGCATCTACTGGAGGCGCACGTAGTGGTCGACCTTGACCGGCGGGGACCTGCCCGCACAACCCTCGGGGAATTAGTTCGGCAGGCTATCAGCGTCCGCTGGGAAAGTGAGTCGGCAGAGCTGGCACGGCAGGCCCTCGCGCGGTTTGGTGTCGGCGTGCGCACCGAGGGGCTCGACGTGGCCAACAGTCACGATGAGTTGCGGCGCATCTACCGAGAAACCCCTTTCTGCGACAAATGGCGCGATCAACTCAAGCGCATCGACGGGGCACGCGAACTGGCCGCCACGCGAATCAACGGGGTGATGAAGCGGGCGGTGCGGCTTCCTTTTGCGGTGATGGGACTGGAGGGCTGAGGTCGCCGCGCGTCCGCGTACACAAGCGCGCGCGATCACGCACGCGTACAGGCGCACAAGCGGGTACGCACGCACGCGTACACGGGCACGCGCGATCACGCGCACGGGTGCGCACGCGAGGATTTTGCAAAACCGAGGGGGGTGTTTGCGGCGTTTGCAAACACACAACACACACAAACACAGAGGTTTATGCGTCTTGTTTGCAGTTTTGCGGATTTTGCGGGGGGATATACCTCACATGTGTGTGTGTGTGCGCACGTATGCGCGTGTGCACACGCGTGTGTGCGCCTGCACATACATGAACCTTCTCTCTAATTTTGCAAAATATGTATGTATAGAGAGAGAAACACTCTGTAGGGCAACGGTTTAAGGTGTCTGCAACGGCCGCAAAACAGCCGCAAAATCCAGCAAACAGCCGCAAACACGTTGACGACTCGCACAAACGCACGCAGTGTGAAGGGGTGAACAACACACTGCACCGGACCAGACCGCAGGGCATGCGATTGCCAACGCTTGGCGGGCGATTGCTGGGCGTTTGGAGAGCAAAGTGGGTGGATACAGCGGACGGGGTGGTAAACGGGCACAGAAACGGCCGCGGGAACAAAAACGGGGGCAGGGGTAGGGGGGGGAAGGAATCTCTTTGGGCGGAAACTGTCGACGCTGGTTGCCGCATATTTTTAAAAAAACGTGAGTAACAAAAAGACACCCCGGAAACCTCAGGCCCGACGGCCGCGGGTGGAGGAAAAGCCGCCTGCACCGCCAAGTCCGAACCGGGATGGCTCTGGGCGGTTGATCCTGGCGTACATCGCGGCTGAAATGGGCGTGAACGTGTCCACGGTCAGCCGGTGGGCGATGCAGGGAATGCCGCGGGATTCGGTTGAAAAAGCGCGAGCGTGGAAAGCGGCTAAGGCGGCCGAATCGGCTGAGATTAGCGCGCACGGGCCCCCGAACATTGCTGCCGCGCGTTTGGAAAAAATCCGCGCGGAAACCGAGCGCATCAAATTTCGTCTGCTGGTCGATCGAAACCAATTTTTGCCGGTTGATCAGATCCGAGAGGAGGCGACAACGATTGGCAGCGTGCTGGTGGCGGAGTTGTCCGCGCTGGCAAACGACTTGCCCGGGCACCTTGCTGGGCTTACAGAAATTCAAATCCGGGACCGGTTGCTAGTGCGACTTGATTCCCTTATCGAAAAAATCCGTGGTCAATTGGAATCTCTCCTCGATGTTAGAGAACCCGACGAACTCGAGGAAGTGCCGCGCCCCGGTCCTTGACGGGTTCCTTTGCGGGTTCCAGTCGCGTTTTCGGGGGGACCCTCTCGATTGGCTGGAGGCAAACGTGACGCTGCCGCACTCGGCGCGCGCGACGTTGTTTGACCGAGCGGTCACGCCCTGGCTCAACGAAATCATTCAGACGTTTACCGCGGGGGCCCATCGCCAGATTGCGATTCGCGCCCCAGTGGGCGGCGGTAAAACGACGCTGCTGGAACTGCTGGTGGCTTACGTGGTGGCCGAGGCTCCGGGCGGCATGTTGTTGGTTGGTCAGTCCGATGACATGGCCAAGGATTTTGCCGAGACGCGGTTGCTCCCGGTGCTGCAGGGGTGCAAAAAAACCGCCGCGCTGTTTCCGCGAGACCGGCACCAAAAGCGGAAAACGAGCATCCTATTTCCGCACATGCCGCTTTTTATCGCGGGCGCGAACCTTAGCAGTCTGCAGGAAAAGTCGATGCGGTACGTGTGGATGGATGAGTTGTGGAGGTGGCGGCCGGGAATGATTGGCGAGGCGCAGCGGCGCACGCATGACCGCTGGAATTCGGTCGTAATCGGCGTGTCGCAGGGGTGGGACGACACGCATGAAGCCGAAGCTTTTTTTGAGGCCGGGGAACTGCGGTGCTGGGGGACCGTTTGCGCGGGCTGCGGAAAGTGGCACCGGCTGGTCTGGTCGAGCATTAAGTGGGAAGACGCTACGCTCGAGGACGGGACGCCCGACTGGGAGCGGCTGGCAAACTCGGCGCGCCATGAGTGTCCGGAGTGCGGGCACGTCACGCGCGACACGGCGCAAGAGCGGCGCGCAATGGCCACAGCGGGCCGGTACGAGCGCATGCCGAGCAACGGCCTATCGGGGCGCGTGTCGTTTCACTATTCGGCGTTAGGCGTGTATTGGATTCCGTGGGGAACTTTGGTGGTCGAATGGATTAAAGCGCAGATTTTAAAAAAATCGGGGGACCTGTCCGCGCTGCGCCAGTTTGTGCAGAAGCGTTTGGCCGAAGTCTGGAAACAGGAAAACGACGCGCCGCCGGTGGAGCTGCGGGGAGCGGATTACCTCAAGTCCGATTTGATTGACGGGCAGCGAATCGAGGGGGAAGTGCGCCGGTTTTTGACGATCGACCGGCAGCAGGATCACTGGTGGGTGCTGTGCCGGGCATGGCGCGCCGACGGGTCAAGCCGGTTGATTTGGGAGGGGAAAGTGCTGACGATCGAAAGCATCCGCGACACGCAGGAGCGTTTAAAGGTAGAGGATTACTGCGTTTTTCAGGATGCGGGGTACAGCACCGGGAACGTGTACGATGAGTGTGGGCAGAACGGGTGGAATGCGATGATGGGGCGCGGGGATGACTTCTTTTGGATCGGCACCGGGCGCCGGCGACATCAACGGGCGTTTTCCGAACCGCGGCCGGTGCGGTCTCCGCGGGGCCACACTTGTAAACTGATCAACTGGGCAAACGAGCCGATCAAGGATCAGCTTGTCCGGTTGCGCGCGCAGGGGGCGCCCCTGTGGGAGCATCCGCGGGACGTGTCTATCGATTGGACGTCGCACATGAACTCTGAGGTAAAACGGGACACCGTGGACCGGGTGACGAAACAAGTGAAGCAGCGGTATGTGCTTGTAAAACGGCACAACCATTTGTGGGACTGCGAGGCAATGCAGTTGGTCGCCGCGGCGTATTTCCGAATCCTCGGCCAGATTGACAACCGGGACGAGTGATTGACATGCGGCGGTTAACGTGGACGCCGCAACTTCTGTGATTCTCAACGTATTTTTGCAGCAGGATGTCGCGTTTTTGCGAAACCTGCGCGATTCAACTTTTGATGCGGTCAGTGCTGGCGAGGGGACGCTAATTTCCAGCACGGTTAATGGATCGAGCTTTTCGTTTTCCGCGCCGGGGATGCTTTCCAAGCTCCAAATTTTAGCGATGGCGCAGCTCGCACTTGATCACAAAGCGCGCGGGATCTGCCGCCCGGTGACTCGCACGCAGGCAATGTTCAACTGATTATGGTCCGCAATTTTTTGCAGCGCATTAAAGCCAGCCTCGGGTTTGGGTCCGGCGGTCCGAATCAACTGCGGCTGGCAAACGGCGGGTACTGGGCGCAGAGACCCCTGCTAGGCAACTACGCGCAACCGCTCGATAAAAATATCGATGTGAGCGAGTGGCGCACGATCGTTAACGCGAGCCAAAAACTTTTTTGGAATTTTGGGCCCGCGCAGGGTGCCCTGCAGGAAAAAAGCACGTACGTAGTTGGGCGCTCCTGGCTCCCGCGGTTTGAAGGCGAGGATAAAGAATGGGGGCGCGCGGCGACTGACTGGCTTGTGTCGCAGTTTTACGGCGTCAGCCACGTGAACGGGATGGATTTTCAAACGGCGCTTTACCTCGACAGTCTTTCGGTAGACCGCGACGGGGATGTTTTTTGTTTGTACACTGAAGCGCGCGACGGGTACCCGCAGTTCCAACAAATCCCTTGGCACGCGATTGGCAGCCGCGACAACAAACCAACGGTGGAAGCCGGGGCATTTCGCGGGTACCGGCAGCACAACGGGGTCATCGTTAACGAGTACGGGCGGCCTATTGGGTTTCGCGTGTTGGGGCGCACGCCGGAAGAAGACCGGGACATTAGCGCACGCAACATGGATTTCCTCCGCGAGCCGGTGGCCCCGGACCAGACGCGAGGGCTGCCTGCGTTTACGAGCGCAATCCTTGATTTGCGCGACCTGATGACAATGCAGGATTACGTGCGCCAAGCCGCAAAACTGGCAGCGGCGATTGGATTGATCGAACACAACGAACTCGGCGTTGCGGATATGTCGGATCCGGTGATGCAGTTGCAACGGCCGGGCCCGACGCAGCAGGGGCTGGTCGGCGAAGAAATCTTCGGCGGCACCGTGCGCTATTTCCGCGCCAACAGCGGCGCAAAACTGGAACAGTTGAAGAGCGAAGTGCCAAGCGAAGCAACAAACAGCTTGATGGAGCGACTTCTACGCAACGCCCTGCACGGTGCCGGGCTTCCGTATGAGTTTTTTTGGGACGCGTCAAAACTTGGGGGCGCCAGCGTCCGCGCAATGGTGGCAAAAGTTAACCGCACCGTGCAGGACCGACAGGACCTCCTACGCCCCGCAGCGCGCCGGCGAGTCGGCTACGCGGTGAGCAAAGCCGTCAAGCTGGGCATCCTTCCGCCGTACCGCGGGACGGACCTCGGGGGCAGCCTCAAGTGGGGGTTTACAACACCCCCAACGGTTACCGTCGATGCCGGGTACGCCAACGCAGACGCGCGCGAGGCCTACAAACTAGGAATGCGCACGCTCACCGAGATTCTTGCTGAGGGTGGCCGCACGTTGGGGGACCACCTCGACGAACGCGAGCGCGAAGAAATCGAAATTCGCACGCGCATGGAACGCAGCGGGCTGCCAGAGTCGGCATTCCGCGTGATTCCCGGCGTTCCGATGGCCGCAGCGCCCGCCCCAGCACCGACCGAGATTCCCGCACTATGAGGTTCCAACGCGTTTTCGAGCAGGTTTTCTTCCGCCCGTGGTTTATCACCGCCGAGGGGCACGCCGCGGTGGCGCGCGTAGTGAAAAATGCAATGGTGCGCGCTGACGGCATGCCCGGGGCGGAGATGTTTGCCAATCCGCGCGAAGAGATGGAAATCCTGCCGTCGGGGATTGCGAAAATCCACGTCTGCGGCGTGCTCGGTAAAGGGCTTTCGATGATTGAAAAAAGCTGCGGTAACAGCGACTACGAGGACATCGCTGACGAGATTGAAAGCGCAGTCGAAGAAGGCGCGCGCGGGATTTTTTTGGAGATTTCTTCTCCCGGCGGAACTGTTGTTGGGAACGCAGAAATCGCCGAGGCGGTGCAGGCGTGCCCAATCCCGGTCCTTGCGTTTTCGGACGACCTCGCGTGCAGCGCGGCGTACAACATCGCCGTGAGCGCCGACTGGGCTTTTGGCACGCCGTCGTCTACGTGGGGCAGCATTGGCACCATCATCCCGTGGATCGACCAATCGGCAATGTGGGCCGCGGAGGGCATGGACTGGCAGCCGATTACTAACGCCGAGGGCGACCTCAAAGCGGCCATGCACGGGCCGTCCTTGACGCCGGACCAGCGCGCGTCTCTCGAGCAGTACGTGCAGGACGCGTTTGAGCAGTTTCGCGGAAACGTGTTGCGACGCCGGCTGGTAAGCGCGGATGCAATGCGCGGGCAGGCGTTTCTAGCGCCCCGGGCGCTGGCGAACAACCTCATCGACAAAATCGCGTTGGAAGATGAGGCAATGGCGTTTCTTGAAACGCAGCTTAGTTGACAGCCTGAAAAGGGCATCATGATTGAAGGCCCGAAGACGATCACCGAGGCGCTGACGGCGCTCCGGTCTGCGCAGGAAGAAAATGCCCGCCTTGCCGCGGACTTGACCGCAGCGACCGCGCTGTTGAACGAGCAAATCGGCCGCGTTGAAAACATCGAAGCGCAACGCGTCGAGCTGCTGGACGCCGTCACGGCTCTTGAAGCACGCAACGCCGAATTGAACCAGGCTGCACAGGCTGCCGAAATGCGCGTGACCGAGGCGATGGCAGCGATCGGCGTGCCGCCTGTCGCCGTTGCTTCCGAGCCGGTGCAGCAACGCACACAAAAAGAACTTTGGGCCGAGTACAACGCTTTGCCCGTTGAAGCGCGCAACGCTTTTTACCTTAAGCACCGCGACACACTCCGCAACTAACACCCACTAAACCAATACCATGGCCACCAATACCATCGCCGGAGTAAACCTCGCGGCTATCGCTCAAGAAAGCCTCCCCTACGCGTCCAGCGTCTTTGCTCCCCTCGCGGCGTTCACGACAGATTTTTCTGCGGACATCGCTGCAAACGGCGCATCCGTGACGACCCGCATTCCAACCCGCCCTACGGCGGTTGACCTTTCGAGCGGGTACACGCAGCAGGACACGGCAATGACCGCTAAGACCATCACCCTTAACCAATTCCCGGGTTTTGTGTGGGGCTTTAACGACCTCGAGCGTTCCAAAAGCGCAATCAACCTCAACGACTTGTTTATCCGGCCCGCGCTGGAAGCTGTTGGGCAGGCGGTATTTGATTACATCTGGAACCTTGTCGTCGTTGGAAATTTTGCCACATCGACAACGATCACCGCGGCAAACTTTGATCGCGACGACCTTGCGGACATTGCTGCCACGTTGACCGCCACCAAAAAGGCGCCCAAATCCGGCCGCAGTTTGCTCGTCAACCCGACCTACTACGCGTCGCTAGTCAAAACCCTAAACAGCGCGGAAATCCCCGGCATCACGGCCCAAAAAACCGAAGGCGTCGTTCCTCGCGTTGCCGGGTTTGACGTCTACGAGACGGACCTCGCCGACGCGAACGCCGCGAACCTGCAGGGGTTTGCCGCTCACAAGTCTTCGCTGATCGTTGCGGCGCGCAGCGTCGACAGCACCGGGTTTGCCGAGTCCGGCGGTGAGATTGCCGACGTGGTTGTCCCCGGCCTCAACCTGCCGCTTCAATGGAGGCGTTGGTACAACCAGGACGAAGGCGTCCTCAAGTACTCCCTCAGCGTCCTTTACGGGGCTTCCGCTGGCACCGACACCGGCGTCCGCATCGTTAGCGCCTAGTTTTGTCTGTTGATGTGTTCACCGCCGAGGGCCTCAAATCCTCGGCGGTGTTTTTTTGATGCATCTCGCCGCGCGTTTCGTAAGTTCCGAATTGAAATGACGAAACTTGCAATTGTCACGCACCGGACGGGCCTGCGGCCTGATGTTGTTTTTCATGGAACGCCGGATGAAGCCGTGCGGTTTTACAAGGACTTCTCAACGCCCGGCGAAGTGTGCCTCTTCGTCTGCCGGTCTGCTGAGCGGACAAAGAAGCTGAAAGCTGCGGAACCAGACGCAGAAGCAACGGCGCCCCGTGCGCGCAAACGAGTGCTTTGATGGGATTCCACGAAATCAACGCCCGCGCTGTGACGGACGCGATTGCCTACATGGGCCAATCGTTCACTTTCCGCGGCACCGTTTATCGTGCGATCATCAACGAGTTAGAAACCGACCCGGACCTCGACATCGGCGGCAACCGAGCAAACTACGTAATGGCAGTCTACGTGCGCAAAACGGGGTTTCCGGCGCCAACCGTTGGCGAGCTGGTGACGGTTAACGGCACCGCGCTACGCATCGCAACGATCCAGTCGGACGTGATTTCCTACACGCTCAACCTGGAGCACCCAACGCAATGATCGATCAGTTTTTAGTGAGCGCAATCGGCGACGCGTTGGCTACCGAGTTTCCCGCGATGTACATCGGCCGACAACACACAGCGGATGAAATGCAGTTGCCGGCAATACTGTTAAAAATTGAAGCCGAGAGCGTGCTTGGAAGCCCGTTGTACCGGGGGACACTCGAGGTTGCGCTGGTGGCTGCGAGCAGCGACACAACAACCGCGCAGCAGGCCGCGTGGGCTCAAGAGATCGACACGGTGATCCGCGAGTTGGAAATCTCAACGGCCACGGTTGCGCTTTTTGGCGTTGTTGCGACCAGCACGCAGCCAAGCGTCAACAACAACCAATTCGTGACGACGATGAACTACACCGTCGGCTTCGGGCCGCCGGCTTGACAAACCGCAAAAAACGTATGCCTGCAACATTTGGAGTTACCGACACTTTTAACGGCACCGCCCCCTCCGGTGGCTACATGCAGGAATCTTCCGAGGAGCAAAGTGTCGAGGTGGCGACAATCAAAAACGAAACCGGTGCAACCGTTGTCGCGCAACCAAAAGGCGTTGTGACTACGCGCGTCACAATTCGGAGCAAGGGGGACGTGTCGATCGGGGCTATGCCGAGCATCGGCGCTTTTTCTGGGTTCAAGGTGACGAGCGCAAAAATTTCCGAATCAAACGACGATTTCCGAACCGCAGAAATCACCGCGACTAAATACGAATAAACGGAGGACACTATGCCAAGCGCGAACGGTTTTGGAATTTCCGCAATTTCGGGGACGCTTATTGAGTCCGTCGAGATCTCTTACGAGTCCGAAGAAAAAATGCTGATGGACCGACTCGGTGAATTTAGCGAGGCGCGATTGATCGACACGACAACGACGTTCACGGTCCGCGGCGCGGGAGAAACGTCTGTAGCTATCGGCGGCACATCCGGCGCCCCAACTGGAGTAGATGGCAAGGTGGTTATTACCAGCGTCAAACGGACGCAAGTGAATGACGACTTTGAAAAATTCGAGTACTCCGGCACGGCGTACCCGAACGCGAACTAGCGCGCACCACGCCCGCGGCGGGCAGAGCCGAAGAAATTTGAAATGAAACTAGGACAAACTATTCAGTTTTTACGCGACAACGAAAACCCATTGCACTCTCGCAACACACGCACCGTCGCGGCCGCAGTGAGCTGCGGGTGCAAGCCCGCTGAAAAGGCGTACAGCTACACCGTCGAGGAAACAAAAAACGGGCTACAGCGCACCGTCACGTGGGTGATGGATGGCGACGCCAAAGCCGTTTTTGAGCCGGCGTTTGAACGCGAGGAACTGACTTTTTCCGAGGTCGCAAAACGTTTTGCAGACCGCGACTGGTGCGAGGCAAACGCCCATCACCCTATCGCGTACCTTCGCGCTTTTTCCGACAACTTGGCGCAGCTAACTGCGTTTGTGAAAGACCATAAACCAAGCGTGCTTATTCGTCGCGGAAACCGCGTGGCAACAATTGCGGCAGACGCAACCGATGAAATGAAAGCGAAGATCTTGGCAATGCTATGAGCACCGACGACGCATTTTTTGACGGGCCCGTAGATGTCGGAAATTTGAAGCTGCGACCGTTTTCGATAGGCAGTATGACTGCATGCCGGAAGCTTGGCTTGACGCTGTTCATGGGCGAGGGAGACAAACTTTCAGCCGAGGAAATGCAACGCCAGGTGGTGGCATTTGCTTGGGTCCAAAGCGCCCCGCTGGCGACCGTACAGCGCGCGCTGCGCGAGGGTAATGCAGACGAGTACACTGCGCGGTTTGAATTTGAGGTGATGCCGGGCGACCTCAAAGCGTTAGAGCGGGAAATCAATCGCATTTCCGAACTTGCGGCAGTGGCCGCGGTGGACACCGTCAGCCGGGAAACCGCCTCAGACCCGAACGAGCCGGGAAACTAATACCGCCCGGCTGGAGTGCATCGATGGTTTACGCTGTCGCATCCAACACCGGCTGGGCGGAGGATTTTATTTTGTGGACGCTGCCGCTTTCGCGCGCGTTGCAGTACTGGCACGCCTGGCTCTACTCGCAAGGCGTGTGGACCGTTGCAAAGCGCCCGCCGGCCGCCGCTGAGTTTAACGCCGTGCAAGCTCGAATTGCCGCGCTTGACGCCGAGGCTGAATTATGAGCGACACGGTGAGCTTTAAAATGGACACGCGCACAATGTGGCGCGCCATTGACGAGCATCACCGCACTTTTCGGCGGTCATATGAGCACCTGTTTATGGTCGCGGCGAAAGGTGTCGCGGCAAAAGCCGTCCGCCTGACTCCGCCGTTTAAGTGGCAGCGCAACAGTGGAAACACTGAATCAGACAGAAACGCCCGCCAACGAGGCATCAGCAGCGTCGAAGTGGGTATTTTGAAGCTGTTTACAACAGACGCTTCGGTTGCTGTCAAAAACGGTTTAGCGCAAAAACCGACAAAAACGAACATTCAAGCGAACTCCGCAATGTCGTTGATGGCGTCGTACCATCAAGAGAAACGCAACCCTTCGGGACGTGTTCCGAAGTCACACAAACCGACAAAAGTCGTGACGCGGCAGGCGTTGAAAAAATACCTGTCGACTACAAAAAAACGCGTGGGCTACTTAGCAAGCGGATGGGTCCAAGGCGCGCAAACTGTGCAGGCGTCCGTCCCGTCGTGGGTCAAAAAACATGCGGGGCCCGGAAGCGCGGTTTTGCAAGTCACAGCAACCCGCCTTTATTTTCGCATGACGAATGCCGTCGGGTTCCCGACTAAAGATATGTTGATGGCAAGCCGGATCCCTGTCGCCGTGCGGCTCCAAGCGGCGGCAATGTTGCGACAGATCGTTTTCAAAACTAAAAGAAAGGTGGTCCTATGAGCGCGACGGCAGTTCTTGATTTGAAAGTCGGCGGCTTCACTGCGGGGCTGGATGCCGTCAACAAAGGGTTGAAAGCAATCAGCTCAACGGCAGCGCAAACGGGCAGCCTGATGGGCTCGGCGCTGAGTAAAGGGGTCAGCGGCATTGCAGGGCTCGTTAAAGGGCTGTCTGTGGCAGGCGTTGGCGCGTTTGCTGGGCTCGGCGCGGGAATTTACGAAGCGATGAACCAGGGCGGCGAGCTGGTCGACCTGCAGGAACAGACGGGCGTGAGCATTGAGAAGCTAATGCAGTTGCGCGTGGCCTTTGAACAAGCCGGGCTTGGCGCCGAAGACGTGCAGCCGACAATTGCCAAACTGCAAAAAACCATTGTCGGGGCGCAGACTGGCAGCGAAGCCGCGCAAAAGGCTTTTGAGGCGCTAGGGCTGTCTGCAAATGATTTGGCGGAAACAACCGCAGACGAACAACTGCGGCTTGTCGGCGAGAGCATTGCCAGAATAGAAAACCCGGCGCTTAAGTCTGCGGTAGCGATGGAAGTGTTTGGCAAAAGCGGCGGGCGGATGCTGGCTTTTTTTGCAACTGGCGGGCTCGATGAGGCGGCTGCGGCTATTGGCCGGCAGAGCGAGTTGATGGCGAAGTACGCGGACACGTTCGACGCGATTACCGATTCTTTTGGCCTCTACCACACAAAGCTGCGCGGGTTTTTTGTCGGGATGGCCGCAGAACTGGCGCCGGTTTTGAAAATGGCGGCGGATTGGTTTAAGACTTTGGACATCACCGCGATTGGCGAAAGCGTCGGAAACGTAATTGCGTCCATCTACGGCATCATCGAAAAGGGCAATTTGAGCGAGCTGATCAGCACCGCGCTTAAGATTGGGTTTGGAGACGGGATCAACTTTTTTTGGGCCGGAGTAAAAGGCGTTGGAGCTGCAGTGGCGGAACTTTTCCGCGGGTCCTTTGGAGGCATCACAGACTATTTCAAAGGCTTTGGCACTGTGTTGTTGGCGGTTGGCAAACAGTTTGCCGCGTTGATTTTAGAAGGAATTGGGACAATGCTTGTCAAACTGCGCGATTTGCCGGTAATTGGAGAAAAATTAGTGCAAGCCGGTTCTGAATTGCAGACTTCTGCGTTTCGGATGAACGCAGCCGGCACTTTAGACATGGTCAAAGGTGCAGATGAAATGACCGCTGCGTTGCCAACGCTTGACCAAGCCGGGCAACGACTTGTCGCCAGTGGAAAAGCGTTTGCCGCGGAGTTTAAGCGCGCGGGTGGCACGCCGGTTATTGACCTCGCTGCGGAAAAGGAAAAGCTGCGCACGCTGATGGACGAAGGCCGCACCGAGGCCGAGCGAAAGCAGGCCGAACTGGGCGCGAAACCGCGCCAAGCGGAAGCCCCCGTTTTAGAGCGCGACATTTTGAGCGTCCTTGGCAAAAACGAGCCACCATCCCGCGCATCGCAAGTGTTTGGGATGTTCGGTAGCGTCGGCGGCGGCACCGTGCGTGGGAGCTTTCAGACTTTGGACCCAATGGTGGCGCAGCAAAAAACCTCAAACGCGCTGTTGAAACAAGTGGTCGAAAATACAAGCAAAGGCGCAACTTTAGCAAAACCGGCCTACCAAAATTGACCTATGGGGACGCTCATTTCCGAAGAAACAATTTACAACACGGAGGCGGCGACAAAGACGCTGCGGTTTACGTACCAGAGCCTTCAAAGCTTTGGAAATGAAGTGGATGGAATGGCGAATCAGACGTTTAAAATTTCAAACAACGTCTACGAGTACTCTGGCGAGCAGGTCTATTTCTGGAATAATTCGGGCGGCGGCCCCGGTGGCGGCGGAGGCACTGGCGAGACGCAGCTTTCCGTAAGCGGAGCAGCAACAGTGGACCCAATTGAAAGTCATCCGGCCTTTAACGACATCCCGGGAGGCAATGACGCGTGGGACGCCTGGAACCGATGGAAGGCAAACCCGCAAGACCCTAAAAATAAAAATCTTACAGTATCTGGGTTTACGGTGCTTAACGACGACCTTGGCTATTTTGACCCGAGTAAATACGACACAAGCACAGTTTTTGGAACACTGTTTAAGCTCTACAGCCGAGGCACCAAAGAGTACTACGCGCCCAAAGTGGTGGTGCGCTTAACGCGGTTTGAGAACGCAGCGCCACCGCTGGAGCTTGTCGGCAAAATCAACGCGCCACCGATTGATCCGGGGGGAATGACAAACTACCTACTGAACAACGCTGAGGGCCGATACACGCCGTCAACAGGGCTTTGGGAGAATACATACGAGTGGATTGGCAGCCGCGTAGGGTGGGACACGGGGCTTTACGGAGGGACTTAACATGTTGCCTACAATTTCAGTTGGTGACCCCATCCGCGCGGTCCACCTACAACAAATCATCGCCGAAATCCGGCAAAACGCTGTGCGGCCTGGAGTCGGGCTGCGGATGATCCAATCGAGCAACGGCACGATGCTCAGTGTCGACGAAACAGGGCGGCGCGGTGGCGGTGGTGGTGGAGAGGCAAGCGAGGAAATCAAATACACGCCGTTTCGCGTTGTGATTGGCTACCCAGAGGATCCGGCGTTCCCGGTTGTTCGGGTGCAGGGCGAGTCCTATTTTTGCTCCATCGAAACCGGAGAGTTGATCACGATTGGCGGCGATTTGCCGCTTGGCGCAATTCTTGGCAGCGCGCAGGACAACGCAGACGACCCCGGGCAGTTTTCGCTCCCGGAAATTGGCGAATCAATCTGGCTTGAGTGCGACGTTGACGGCCTGACGATTGCCAGCGCAACGCTCAAAGAAGGTGACCCAACAGCCGAGGGGTGGACAAACTACCCGGACCCAATTGAAACCGCCGGGAATGACCCTTTCACGGTCATCAAAAGCCGGGTGCTGATCGCTCACGTTGTCGACGGCGAGGACCCGAGGCACGGCGACACGTACAGCGTCGGGACCGGAGAGACTCCCGAGAAACGGAAGGTGCTGCAGCAACTGCGGACGAACGTGGGCGCGCAGGTGCTCATGATGCGGGGCATTGCGGCTCCGGTGATTGTACCCTGGCACGGACCATTCATCATCGCATGACCGGCGGCGCTCCTTACCCGATACCGTTGCAGCAGCTCGCACCGAGAACCCCGACGGTTGGCGGGTTTGAAAATTCGGTGAACCCGATTGCGCGCGTGACGGTGCCGATGGCGCAAGCGGGCTGGCTTTACCACGCGGTGGAAGAGTGGGAGCGGACGATTGAGTTCACGCCGATTGCATCAATCGGAAACCTGACGAGCATTGACTATTCTTTGCAGCCCGATTGGGACGGAGATAAATTTGTGCGCCGGGACACCATCACCGCGGACCCGCCGCTCCCGACGCTCGGCGTGAACAACGACACAATGCCGGACGACTCATTGCGTGCGTTTGTGCGTGGCTACCAACTTGGTGACGAGGTTGGCGATGCAATCGCGGGCGAGTGGATGGGCGTCGGTCTAGGCTCGGGGCCCGTGTACAGTTTTGCGGCGCATTCGTGGGACCCGCGCATGAGTGTCACGGATAAAGCGATGCGCTACGATGCGCCGGAAGACTACGAGGCTGCAAAAACCGAGCTTTCAACGGTCATCACTGACATGTTTGCGGCCTGGTCGGCTCGACTGGCTGCGCAGGCGGCGACAGCCACCGGAGATCGACTGGCAGAAATCCAACGGCAGCAGGCGGCCCTAGTCATCCTGCAGTCGCAAGCGCAACTGCGAAAGACGGCGCAGATTGACCGGATGGAAGAAGCAAAAGCAGACTTGGAAACCGCTGATCAAGTGTGGGCGGATCGTTTTGCGACCAACGGCATCCTCGCAGAGATTGACGCGTTTGCCCGTTGGATCCGGGCGGAAGAAGAGCTTGAAGCTTTTGTGCTGCGGTACGGATCGCTGCAAAAGTTTCGGAACAACATCAGCAACTGGTGCCGGTGGCGCGCGTCCGCGGGAATGTTTGGCGCGGAGGAAGCCGCGGTGTACAGCATCGACAAAATTTACGGACTCGGGTTTGCCGGAGGAAAACTGGCGACGGTGAGCGGCGACGCACCGACGTTAATTCCGGCGTTTGGGAATGTCGATTTGGCGTTGCACCTGTCGGAACCGCTGCCTAGTTTTATGGACGAGTTTGGAGACCCTGATTTTGTGTCGGGGTACTGGTCACAACTCGAGCACACCGTCGGCGGGTGGATGATCGACGACGGGCAGACATCCATCGAAGGGACTGGCACTCTCAGCGTAGCCGTTCATCCAGTCGCGATTGGGTTCAACCCGGAAGACTGCATCGCCGAACTCAAATTTGGCTGCGCTCCCTACTATTCGCCGCGCATGCATGTCCTAGAGGGGCAGATTCTTTCGGGTCGGCTTTACGACCCGGAAATTGGCTTAGTGGGGCACTCGATCGAGTTTGGGGAGATCTTCGCCAACGACGGGTCTACCGTTACCTACCAAATTCCCGGCGACCTACCGCTGGGCCCGGACAACACGCGTGCGTGGGCGTTTCAGAGCCCGTACGCGACATACACAACGCTTCCCGCCAATCCGGAGGACCCGGAGGCTCCGGCGGAAGCAGTGGACGTTTCCGGGTTGCAGGCGCTTTGGCAAACCGCAGCGACTGCGTTAGCGGACCAATGGGAATCAACAAGCCCCGCGGGCGTGCCGTGCGGGTTGTTGCAAATTTTGGGCGCGGAAAACGAGCAACTTTACACGCATCAAATTTACGGGACGCCGCAAAGCGCGGGGACTATTGACATCACGTACAAAGCAATGACGCTACGCGACAGTCTCGCGTGATTTGATTTTTTTACGCCGAACACACCGACCACATGGCCGCAGGACTCTATAATTTTGCAATTGAGGAGGGGGCCGATTTTGCCATTGGGGTCCGCGTAAAAATCAACGGCGAGGTGCAGGCTTTGACGGGTTGGCAATTCCACGCGCAGCTGCGGACTGCGATCAACGGCACGCTGCTGGCGACGTTTATTTGTGAGCCTTGCGGCGACGGCGAAACGCTGCGGGTGGCGCTCGATGCCGCGACAACGGACGAACTTTTGCCGCAGAGCGCGCGTTGGGATTTACTGGCCGAGCTGCCTGATGGTCGCAAGTTGCGGCTTCTCGAGGGCAAAGTAACAATTTCCGGAAGCGTCACTGAATTATGAGTTGCCCAACCTCTTGTGAAATTATCGTTTGCGAAATCCTAGCCGGAGCACCAGGCGCTTTTGGCGGCGCTCAGGGGGCGACCGGGGCCACGGGGCCGATTGGCGCAACGGGCGTTGGAGCAACAGGAGCCACCGGCGAGATTGGCGCGACAGGCCTCGCTGGTGCTACGGGCCCCGCAGGCGCAACCGGCGCGGGTGAGACCGGAGCAACAGGAGCCACCGGATCTATTGGTGCCACAGGCCCCGCAGGCGCGACCGGCGCGGGTGAGACCGGAGCAACAGGAGCCACCGGACTTGTCGGAGCATCGGGTGAAGCAGGCCCCGCAGGCGCAACCGGCGCGACGGGATCGGCTGGAGAAGTCGGGGCAACTGGCATTGCAGGGCCAACAGGTTCAACGGGGGACGCTGGAGCCACCGGGCCCGTTGGGGCCACTGGTGAAGCTGGCACTGCTGGAGCAACCGGCGAAGTCGGACCTACTGGAGCCACTGGCGAAGTTGGGCCCGCAGGCGCGACCGGCGCAACAGGTGAAGCTGGGACTGCTGGCGCGACCGGGGAAACCGGGCCTACAGGCGCAACGGGCGCGGGCGCAACCGGAGCGACGGGACCGTCCGGGGCTCAAGGCCCCTCAGGGATCAGTTCAACCGACGCTTATTGGGGATCCTTTTGGAGCACAATTGACCAGACAGCGGCAGGGCCAAATGTTGGGAACCCAATTATTTACAACAACACCGACCCTGATTCTGTAGGCGTGTCGGTTGTGTCGCAAAGTCGCGTAACATTTTCAACGGCAGGCGTTTATTCCGTAACATTTAGCGTCCAATGGGTTAATACGGACAACCAAATTCACGACGCCAGCATTTGGCTGGCGAAAAATGGCTTTACGGTTCCCGACACGGACTCACGCTGGAGTGTGGTGGAATCGCACGGCGGTGTTGATGGCCACGCTGTCGGCACTGTTAATTTTGTCTTAAAATTGGCGGCGAGCGATTACCTCGAGCTTTATTGGCAAACGACAAACCCTGCGGTGAGCCTTCAGTTTATTCCGGCGGCAGACCCCGCCCCGGCGATTCCGAGTGTGATTTTAACCGCAACGCAAGTGCTCTACGGGCAGCTTGGGCCAAGCGGTGCCACGGGCGCAACAGGGACGCAGGGCGGAATCGGCGCGACAGGTCCGTCTGGAATTCAAGGGGCAACTGGAGCCGAAGGGCCAACAGGCGCAACAGGCGCCGAAGGACCAACTGGGGCGACGGGCGTTGAAGGCGCGACAGGCCCCTCTGGAGCCGAAGGGCCAACAGGCGCAACAGGCGCCGAAGGACCAACTGGGGCGACGGGCGTTGAAGGCGCGACAGGTCCTTCTGGAGCCGAAGGGCCAACAGGCGCAACAGGCGCCGAAGGACCAACTGGGGCGACGGGCGTTGAAGGCGCGACAGGTCCTTCTGGAGCCGAAGGGCCAACAGGATCGACAGGCGTCGAAGGGCCAACGGGGGCAACGGGCGTTGAAGGCGCAACGGGCCCCTCTGGAGCCGAGGGCCCAACAGGATCGACAGGCGTCGAAGGGCCAA